ACATGGCAATTTTACACATGGCAATATTTTCCAACTGTATTTTTAATTTATCCCTTTACCTGTGGATAACTCCCTCTCTAAATTTTCTTTTAGATATTCAAAGTAGGTATCTGAGATTGGCACATCTGAAAAAAATCTATGAACCGTGACCCCTTTGCCTCTACCGTGACCTAATCGGTAAGTCCTGAGGTAACCAGTTTTTTCTAAGAGCTTAAAATGTTCATCTACAGTACGCCTACTAATTCCCAAACGCTTTGCAATTTCCTCAGGATAGACTACCCAGTCAGCTTTGTTGGTCAATATTACAGCTAATATCCCTATCGTGGCTGGTTTTAGTTGTTTATCTTGAGTGAAAGCATTATTGATAGATGTGTAATTTTCGTGGGTGTTTCTTATGATGTACTGCATACCTCATATTTAAGCTCCTTTCTTTAAATGTCCTCTGATAATATCGTAGTATGAATGACCTGCAGGGATGATGTACCCTGATAGATTGTCAACCTGTGAGCCATCTGCCATAATGTTTATGATCCGTGGCTCCCATTTCTTTTTTATTAATTTCATGATATAATTACCTTATAAGTATTTTTCTAGCTCTCAAATGGATTGGCCGTCTTTTGAGGGCTTTTCTTTTAGCTTGTCAAACGTTCCTGATTTAGAAATTTATTGATGAAATACTGCTGACCTTTCCCAGTTACAAGTGGTGTCTTGCTAACTGTGATGTGGCCGTCAGCATGTGTAATACTGGTTTCTTTGACTCTGATGAGTCCCATCTCTACGCTCTTTTGTGTAGGCATGTTCCAATCACGCCCATTGCGCTTAATGAGATAGCCATGAGCTCTGAGCCAATTAAATAAGCGATTAGCTCCCATGTCTACCCCATTCTGTTTGAGTAGCTTAGCAAGCTCTCCAACCAGGATAGATGAGTGACTTGCACTGACTGCCTCAGCAAATAGTACCTTAGGACGATCAGCCTCAATCTTAGCCTCTAGCTGATGGACTTTCTTGTCAGCCATGAGCAATGCTCTTGCCATGATTTTCTCAGGGCTATTAAAGTCTTTTTCTACTTGTATAAAGTATTGTCTGACTTGTTTGCCTCGCTCTGTTCGCTGTATCATGGCAATTTCTTTGGCCATGTCTAGCTTGATGATGTGGTCAGTCATATCTTGCAGACCTCCAAGGGTCGGACATTTTTGGGTCACCCTTGCAAAATCCTGATTTTCTTCAAAGCCATACTCTGACATTCTTCCAAACTATTTTCTGTATTCTGTTTTAACTCCAAGCGCCTCATGTAGTTGTCTACCTGAAATCACTGGCTCATGATTGTCATTTAGTGTAACCTCAATAAGTTCATTCATATTTGCTCCTTTCTTTGTTGTTGTTTTCGCAACTTTTAGAGTAAAAAAATACTGCTAGAAATCCTCCATCTTGATACCTAGCAATTCTGCCAGCTTGCTTGCCTCTGAGAATGTAAAATCTCGCCCTTTGTATCGGTTGAGCTTTACACTCAATGTTGACTTATCCATCCCTAACTTATCAGCAATATCATTCTGTTTCAATCCTTTTGAGACAATGATACCCTTTAAATTATGGTATGGTTTATCTAATTCCAATACACCTGCCATAGACATCTCCTTTCTTTTTTGTTGCGTTTTCGCAACCTTGATGATTTTAGTATACACCTTTATTTTTTCGTTGTCAACAACTTTTTTTATTTTTTTTAAAAATATTTGTGTTTTCGCAACTTTTATGATATTATAATCTATAGAAAAGGAGCAACAACTATGATAGGAAATAAAATAAAAGAGCTTAGAAAAAGCCATAATCTAACTCTTGAGGAGTTAGCTGATACTCTTAATAAAGAATATCCTGACACTATCAATTTTAACAAGGGTAGAATTTCAAAATGGGAAAACAACAAAGAGGAGCCTAGACTCTCATCTGTTAAAATCCTTGCTGATTTCTTTGATGTGCCATTAGATTATTTTAACGGCATTGATTTAGAACAAGCTGAAATTTTGCCTGTATATAGTAAACTTTCAAGGGATAGACAAGAAAAAGTCTTGTATTATGCTCAGACTCAACTTGAGGAGCAAGAGAATGATACCCCTCTATCTATTTTTGAAAAGCCTCAGGATAATTTTGTCACAGCTTATGTTGAGGGGTTAGTAGCTGCAGGTTATGGAGCATTTCAAGAGGATAATTTACACATGGAAGTCAAGCTCAGAGCTGATGATGTGCCTGATAGCTATGACACCATTGCTAAGGTAGCTGGGGACTCCATGGAGCCACTTATAGATGATAATGACTTATTATTTATCAAAGTTGCTAGTCAGGTAGAGGTTAATTCTATTGGTATTTTCCAAGTAAACGGTAAAAACTTTGTTAAAAAACTTAAAAGAGACTATAATGGGTTATGGTATCTACAAAGTCTCAATAATAGCTATGAGGAAATACCACTCACAGAAAATGATGACATTCGTACAATAGGTGAAGTCGTTGAAATTTATAAACCATAAAAAGGAGAAAACATAATGAAAAAATTAAAATTATTTGTAGGGGGCTTTCTAGTCCTAGCTTTCCTTGGGTTCATTCTGCAAGCATTAGGACTAGCTCCTAAGACAGAAATGCCTGAAACACCTAAAGTTACTACTCAGGCCTCAACAAGTGAGGTTAAAGAGGAGAAAAAAGACACTACAGAGACCACAGAGACTAGCTCTAAATCTAATGATAAACTGCCACGGATTTCAGCAGATCAGATGGCTAGTTTCATTGAATACTTTAAACAAGATTTAACTGATAAAGGCGTTGATATTTCTACATATACTTTTTATAACAAAGACACCATCTTATATGTAAAAGTTCCAAATGATTATAAATACTACTCTAAGACTGACCTGCAAGCATTTGCTGATGGTTTAAAAACAAAAGAGCATGAGGCTTTTAATGTTTGGGCTGGTATCAATGGAGTTGATTTTAATTTATATCCAATGTTGCACATCAAGACGGATGATGGTGACTCACTTGTATCTCAAAAACTAAGTGGCGAAATGGAAGTAAAAGTTAAATAAAAAAAGCCCCATGCTCTCAAAGTTTGGCGACTCAGAGCATGAGGCATGATGTATAGAAAGATAGGCATTAAAAAGCCCTCTTTTCTATACCCTATTTTATCAAAAAGGGGGTACAAAATCAATGAAATCAACAAATAAAGTGGCTATCTATGTCAGAGTATCTACTACCAATCAGGCTGAGGAGGGGTACTCTATAGATGAGCAGATAGATAAGCTAGAGGCTTACTGTAAAATAAAAGACTGGACGGTTTACAAGGTATACACTGATGGAGGCTTTTCAGGCTCTAATACTGACAGGCCAGCGCTAGAGAGCCTTATCAAAGACGCTAACAAGAAAAAAATTGATACCGTGCTAGTCTATAAGCTAGACCGTCTTAGTCGTAGTCAGAAAGATACACTATTTTTGATTGAGGATGTATTCATCAAGAATGGTATAGAATTTCTAAGTCTACAAGAAAACTTTGACACCTCTACACCTTTTGGTAAGGCTATGATAGGGTTATTGAGTGTCTTTGCTCAGCTAGAGAGGGAGCAAATCAAGGAAAGAATGCAACTGGGTAAGCTAGGCCGTGCCAAAGCTGGAAAATCTATGATGTGGGCTAAGACATCTTATGGGTATGACTACCACAAAGAAACTGGCACAGTGACCATCAATCCAGCACAGTCACTAGCTATCAAATTCATCTTTGAGAGCTATCTATCAGGTAGATCAGTCACTAAGTTAAGAGATGACCTTAATGACCAATACCCTAAACCGATACCGTGGAATTATAGAGCAGTCAGGACGATTTTAGACAACCCTGTCTACTGTGGTTATAATCAATATTTAGGAGAAATATACAAGGGCAATCATGAGCCTATTATCTCAAAAGAAACCTATGACAAGACCCAAAAAGAGCTTAAAATCAGGCAAAGAACTGCAGCTGAAAACGTCAACCCCAGACCATTCCAGTCAAAGTATATGCTTTCTGGTATCGTTCAATGTGGTTACTGTCTAGCGCCTCTAAAAATCTTGATGGGCGTGATTAGAAAAGATGGCACTAGGTTTATAAAATATGAATGTCATCAGAGACACCCTAGAAAAATAAAGGGAGTTACTACCTACAATGATAACAAAAAGTGTGACTCAGGATTTTACTACAAGGATGATCTTGAGGCTTTTGTCTTGCAAGAGGTCAATAAGCTACAGCATGACACTGATTATTTAGATGAAATCTTTTCAGATAATCAAAAAGAGGCCATTGACCGTGAGAGCTATCATAGGCAAATACAAGAATTGACTAAGAAAATCAGTAGACTTAATGACCTATACATAGATGACAGAATTACCCTAGAAGAATTACAAGCAAAATCTGCTGAATTTTTAAATATGAGAGGTTTGCTAGAAAAAGAGCTAGAGGATGACCCAGCACTCAAACAAGAGGAAACTAAAAACACTATCAAGCAATCTCTGAGCAAAGGAGACATCTTAAAGATGGACTATGAGGCTCAAAGGGAAATAGTTAGAGCCTTAATCAAGAAAGTACAAGTCACAGCTGATAGCATTGTCATCAAGTGGAGGATATAGAAATAATTTTACTATCCCTCATTTC